ATATTTATATAGTAAAAATATTATAATAATTTAATATTATAATATAATAGATAAAAATGAAAGAACGCTTTATATCAGATGAAGAAAATACAAATATAGTAAAATATATATTAATAGTCATAAGTTATGTATTTGCTAGTATATTTATAACAGTATTATTAACATGGGCGTATAATGCTAGTAATGATAATCAATATATGTTTATATTTGCTGTGACTTTTTTTACATTAGTATATGCATCTGGTATATTAACAATTGTTATAATAAACAAATCAATATACGATGAAATAACATATATGTCAATAATTGGAACATCTATTTTTACCATGTTTTTCATGTTTTTTATAGGATTGTTTTTCATATATAAATATATTACTACAAGAAAAGTTTTTAAACCTGTAATTGTAAATCAATATGGTCAAAGATTAAGTGGTTCTTACCAATAATATTAAATAATATTTAAAATTGCTAAAATATATAGAATAATAAATATAAGTGTTCCTTTAATATATATATCATATTGTTCTATTATTTCAGATACTGAAGATGGTAATTTTTCATATATCATATGTAAAATATTAGAATATATAATTACAACTACTAGAATTGTAATTAAAGTTATTTTTTTAGCAATATCAACATTTACATATTGAGTATAACCTTGATCAGCATTATTAAAATTAATATTATACTTTTCTTGCTGAGATTGTATATTATTTTGAGGAGGCATCTGATTATTCATAGGTTGTTGAATAGGTTGTTGCACAGGTTGACTCATATATTGATGTATTGGAGGAGATGGAGGAGATGTCATATTATTTGAACTTATAGTATTAGTAGATAATTCTTCTTGAAATTCATTTAATACATCTTGAACCATAGGATCATTTATATCATTATCGGTTGATTCAATATTATTTTGTGTTTTTAAAGGTAATTTATTAAGAGGTGTTGACATAGCTCCGGACATTACTTTTATTCTAATGATATAATATATCATTTTATAAAAATAAAATACGCAATCAATTAATTAAATATTTTTTCTATTAGTCCTGGTTCTGCAATTTTATTTTCTGGTTCAGTATTTATATTATATGATGTATAAATTTTTTGTGTTTTATCACATTTAACAGTATATGGTTTATATGTATAGCACATATCTTCGATTTTAAATTTTTTATTTTCAATATCTTTTATATATGGAGCATAATAATCAGTACAATTATCTTTACAAACTCTTCTAAAAATAAGAGCTAGGGCTAATCCAAAAAGCGCACTTACTACAATATGACCTTCTGGTGAATAAAACAATCTTTCAACAGTTGTATTAACCATATTATCATTTGATATAGTTTGTTTTACCATTTTTTACTATAACTATCTAATAAATAATAATTATTTTTATAAAAGAGGTTGTGGAATAGAATTATTATCGCATTTTTCTTCTGTAACTTTATATTTATAACATATTTTGTCTTCTGTTTGATACATAGTATTATTAACATTAAAAGGCGTGGGATATTTAATTACTATTTTCTTCTTTGGTGCTGAAATATATACATATAAAATACCTAATGCAAAAGCAGTAAAAAAACTCACGAAATTAAATACAAAATGTTTTTCTTTCATTTGTTCTATACAAAATAGTTATTATTTTTTAAGGGGAATTTATACTTTTACAATTTTTTTATAGTTTTATCAGTAATACATCTACCTGTTTTAGGATTTATAATTTTTCCATCAGGGCAATCTTTTATTTTTTTAATTTTGATAACTTTAATATCATTATCAATTACTAAATCTGGTTTAATTTCTAATTCATTTTCTTGTTGTGATAAAGTTTTCTTTTTTATAGTTTTATCAGTAATACATCTACCAGTCTTAGGATTTAATATTTTCCCTTCAGGACAATCTTTGGTTTTAATATTTTTATTTGTATTCACATCTATATCAGGTTTAATAAGTATATCAGGTTTATCAGATACATCTGATTGTATTTCATTTGTAACTTGTATATCTATAACCTTTTTTAAATTTTTATCAGTAATACATCTACCTGTCTTAGGATTTAATATTTTTCCATCAGGGCAATCTTTGGTTTTAGTAACTATATCGGGTTTATTATCTATATCTGATTTATCGGATTTAATATCTTGAATATCTATAACCTTTTTTAAATTTTTATCAGTAATACATCTACCTGTCTTAGGATTTAATATTTTTCCATCAGGACAATCTTTGGTTTTAGTAATTTTAGAAGTTTTAACATTAAAATCTTTTTTAATGGTATTTTCTGTTAATATAACAGTATTTTTATTTTTATTTAAATTTATATTTTGATACGTATAAATATCTTCCACATCTTTTATTTCTGGTCTTTTAAAATTTATAATATCAAATAGTTTAGATAATGATTTTTCGTTTTTCCATTCATTTATTAAATCATTTCTTTCCTTTAAATATAAGTCATATATCATTTTATTTTGTATTCTTACATTTTCATATTTTGTTTTATAAAGCTCTTTTTTATACATTTCAACATTAGATAATTCTTCCAAAGAAATTTTATGTTTTTGTATTAAATCTTCAATATATTTTGCAGGAGTTTTATTATTATTTTCAATATGAGATAATATCGCTTCTCCTATATTTCTTATAGTTACCATTTAATATATTATTATATTTTTATCATTCTTTTTTTATTTTCTAGAAACGCTAACATCGTTAAACATCCCTTTATAAAATAAACTTAAACTTTCTTTATCAGATAATTGTTCTTCATATAATTGTCTTGGTATGTATTTAACTTCTATTTTGTTTTTTTCACATACTTTTTTATAACTATAATATCCTTGAATTATTAATATAGAACCTACAAATAATAAAAATAATGCTACTGCTTTCATCTTTATTATATTATTAATATATTAATATATTATAAAAAAAATTTATTTATTGTTGAACTGTTTCATCGGTAATATTATTTGATACGATTTCTTCTTTTACAGTTGCAGATTCTACTTTTTCAGCTTCTTTTGTTGCTGTCCAAGTATCTACTTGTTCGATTACTTCTTTAATTTCGTTTAAATCAGTTGATTCTTTTTTTATTTTAGAAGCAGCACTTTCAATATTAGCCTTTTTTCTTTCGTCAAAAATAGCATCTTTTTCATCCATATTTTGTTTATATTGTTTCATTAGAGTATTTAGTTGTGTTTCAGAATACTCTTGATTTTCTAATGAATCGGGATTAGGTGACCAAGGACACCAGCATCCTACTTGAGCAATATAAATATTAAATTTATCATCAAAACGTTTTAAGAATTCGCTACGATTTCTAGCTTCTTCTATTGTGTCAAAAACACCGCGAACTTTAATACCTCTCATAGATGTAACAAAATTATTATCACGATGATATGTATTTTCTAATTCAGTATAATTTGAAGATTTAAAAAAGTTAAATTGTTCATTTAATTCTTTAGCATTAAAAATATACGAATGATTATTTGTAATAGTATCAATTAGATCTTTTGATTCGGGATATTTTGAACTAATACCATCTAAAAGTGTTTTCATGTCTTTTCCAAAACTTTCAAGATATTTATTTAAAAAATATACTTCTTTATTTACAATAACATCTTCTGGGCTAATAAATGATAGAAGAGCATAATTTTGCCCTTTTATTCCCTTATCTTCTTCTAAATAATCAACTTCTTTGGTACTTACTAGATTATTATCGTTCATTTATATATTAAATATATTTTAATATAATCTTATATACTTTTTATACAATTTTAAATAAAATAAATTCTTATAATAAAAGTATAAGAAGAATAAAATGGATTACTCATTTGATATGTGGGAAGCTTTAATAAGAATTGTCAAATATGCTTTTGAAGGTTTAATTGTAGCATTAGTTGCTATAATTTTACCTAAATCTCCTCTTCATTGGAGTGAAATATGGATGCTCGGTTTAACCGCTGCATGTGTTTTCTCAATCTTAGATTTACTTGCTCCTTCAATTTCTGCAGGAGCTCGCCAAGGTGTTGGACTCGGAGCTGGTTTCCGTTTAGTAGGATTCCCTGCCTAAATAAAGAATTATAAAGACGGTATAATATCGTAGTTTAATTCCTCGCATATTTTTTTCCATATTTGGTCTTGAACATATAATTTTTCTCTACTTTTAAGAAGTGGAAAATATTTTAAATATTCGTCTAAACCAAGTATTTGAAAGAACTTATATAAAACATAACTGTATGATAAAAAATTTTTTCTATCTTTCGGACAATGTTTTAAAAATGGAACTTGAATATTTCTAAACATATTACATAATTTTTCCTCTAATTCGGGTGAAAATTGAGGCGTTGGAATACCGTTTATTCTATTAATTATATAATTAATATGTTCATAATATTTATTAATTCTTAATCTTTTTAATATTTCTCTCATCTTATTATATGTAATTGTCTTAGTATCTATAATTTTTTCTTTTTTAATCTCATTTAAAATTTTTTCAAATATTTCGTCAGGAATATCTGTACTTTCTTTGCCTTGAACTTGATTACACCATTCTCTAAAATGATTTATTCGTTTATAGCTAAAATGTGATGTGTCTTTCGTATTTTGTTTTAATATTGGTCTGTTTTGTTCAACTAATAATAATTCTTGATACCCACAATAATTACATATCATAATTGCATCATGTTGATAACAAATCATAGAATTATTACAAACTTTGCAAATTTCTATTTTATCTTGTTCAATCTTTTTAATATGTTGCTTATTTATAATAGATAGATATTCATCTACTAATTTAGTTTTATCATTATTATTTTGAGATATGTTTAAAGATAAAGTATTATTATTATCACTAATATTATAATTAATATTACTAGAATTAACATAATTATAAGTATTTTCATTTTTTAAATTTTTATTTAAAGCTTCTAATACATTTAATGTTTTTGGCTTATTTTCATTATATGAAGATGTTAAAGTAGGTATAGATTGTATTGGAGGTGCATTAGAATTTTTAATAACATTTGTACTTATAGATTGCATCTCAATAATTTCATAATATTTAAATAAAATATCGCTTATATTATTATAATAATCTATTTCATCAAAATTCTCAAATTCTTTTAATTTAGTATTAATTTTTATTATATTATCTTTAATTCTAATATTACTTGTCCATAAACTATTATATAATTCTTTATCATCAGTATTTTTAACTCTTTCAATTTCTAATAATAATTTTTCGGATTCTTCTTTATATTTTTTTAATAGTATTAAATTATCATCTTTTTCAGCACTATTTGAAACAAATTTTCTTATCATTTTATTATGCATGGCATCAAGTGTAATATTATTATCTTTTATATCATTATTATTGTTCTTTTTTTTTGAACTTTTTTCTTTAAACATCGTTTAGTTATAATGTTGAATATAGTATTGTTTTTATATACTATTGTTTTACACCCTTGAAGATTTTATTATCATACATTTTTTTTCTCCTATTATAGTATAAAGAATATAGCATAAATGGGTGGTGGTCTTCTTCAACTTGTTGCTTATGGTGCTCAAGATGTTTATTTAACTGGTAATCCTCAAATTACCTTCTTCAAAGT